GCGGGTAAGGAAGAAGAAGTGAGAGCGGCATACCGAAGAGCAATTGATGCGGGGTTGACTGCCTCTCAAGCCCAACGGTATTCCGACTATTACCGTCGCAAGACGGTTCTACCAAAACGCGACAGCGAAAAGACTAAGACCTACAACGCAGAGTGGAAGCTCGAAAATGAACACCCTGAGTTGATCGGTCCGCTCAACGAGTTCAGGGATGTGGAGAAGTTTGTAAAACAAGTAACTGCATCCAAGACATGGGAGAAGGTCTCCCGATACCACGGAAAGGTGCGGGTCGTCCAATCGCGTAACATGGGAAGTCGAGCCGCCTACATGGGCAGGTCGCACGGGTCATGGATCGAGATCTCGCCTGCGTTTGACTTTAACAAGTACATCGTCCTACACGAACTGGCGCACAGTGCGGGACACAGTCACCACCATGTGACCTTTCGGCAGACTTTACTGAAGTTGGTGTCGAGGTTCCTTGGTCGTGAGACCGCCGCGATCCTGAAGGCGAACTTCAAGGAACAGGGGTTGCGAGTGTCTCCGTCGAAACCGAAAGACCCAGAGTCGTGGTTGCGAGCTGCGCAACGCGCTCCATTAAATAATATGGTTATTCCAAAATAATCTAAAAAAGTACTTGACTTTATTTTCAAATCAAGTATAATATGTATTGTGAGTTGGGGAGATCTGGTCTCTCGACTAGGAGCCTTCGGGTTCACTGTTTGTCTCTCTGAGACATCTGGAGTCAGAATAGGAACTTTGTTCACTGTTTCTCCCCCTCACTCCTTACTAAGAGGTTGTTATGAGTTGTTTGCAAGGATACATTGATGTGTCCTATGAAAAGTTGGTTGAGGTTCTAGGAGAGCCTAACATCTTCTACGAGTTCAAGTTCGAAGCGTACGACATCTACGGAGAAGACTTTGAGATTACTATCGCCAGTCAATACGATGGAACATGGAATGTCTTTGCGAGTAATGACTGTGCGATGGAGATTGTTGAACGAAAGATCCAACCCATTTATTGTGAAAAATTAACATAAAAAAGTTTCAAAAAAGTGTTGACAATCTTCCAGAATTTGATATAATACCTGTGTAAATTGAGTTGAGAGAGTTGATTATGAAAACATTGATTGAGAAGTACGAAGCGCGTGGTCTTGAGTTGGAGATCGACGAAGCCAAGATCACTGCAGTTTGTAAGCGTCCTACTAAACGTGCCCGTTTGGGTTACAAGACTGAGTTCGCTTACCGATACGGTAGTGTTGCTCGCATGATCGAACATGTCGAAGAGTTCCTTGCGGGTCTCGAACGTGCCGACCAGTGGAAGGAAGAGCGTAAGATCGCTCGTGCCGCCGCTAAGGCTGCCGCCCTTGAGGGTGTCAAAGAGGGTGACATCTACGTCGCGTCTTGGGGTTGGGAACAGACCAACATTGATGCCTACCAAGTTGTCGACAAGAAGGGTGCGACTGTCACTCTGCGTGAGATCGCGGTTGCCTCTGTTGAGGGCTCTGAAGGTTTCATGAGTGACCGAGTTGTCCCCGTCAAGAACGAGTTCATCGGTGGTGAGTTCAAGAAGCGAATCACTGGTAAGTACATCAACATTGACGATGTACGAAGTGCAAGTCCTGCCGAAGAAGGCAAAGAGTTCTACCGCAGTTGGTACGCGTAATGAACTTTCGTCACTGGTGTGCTGAGAAGTGGTTCCAACACTGCGAAGAGATCGAGAGTCTCACAGGTCGGAACCCAATGTATAACTCGCGAGAGTATTTTAGAATGTATAAGTGGTGGTTGCGGAGAGAGTACCGCCACGAAATGAAAGGAGAGAAGTAATGTTTACAGCAAAGCCTAAGTTAAATAACCATCTTGATGTTCGAGAGTTCGAAGTCGTGTTAGACGCCGTCAATTACTTGAATGAGTATAATAAGATGGGTAAGCAGTTCCAAGATGAACACGGTCAGTTTGTGCCTACTATGAAGGCAGAAGACTGGTGGTTGCTTGGTAAGTTAAGTGCCCCCGAAGGGTTCGAGTTTCGTGATAATAGGTTAGTGGAGTCAAAGCAATGACAGAATGGTATGCGCGTGGTGAAGTGGGAGAGTATCTTCGGGATCTTTTTGATTCAGTGATTGATGATATGATCTCACCTGAGATGGCGGTTTCTAGTATGGAAGCTATTGGTATGAGTGAAGTCGAGATTCGAGAGGCAATCCAAGATGAGATTGACCTTCTCGAAGCGTTTGATGAAGTCATCCCCGAAGTAACGATTCATTAAGGAATAGGTATGGTTGCCGAAAATATTATTGTAGAAAACGCCCCTAGTTTTGAGATTTCTGATTATGTCTTTCGTTGTGCGGAGTCAATCGGAATTAATCGTCTGGGGGGTTATGTAAAGGTTGTGTTCGAAGATCATATGATCGGCAATTTTTCGGGTGAGACAGATGGTGATGAAGATCGGGTTGACATTAGATTCTCAACCGAAGATCAAGATGATGGATCTTTGAAAATTAATATTGCGCATGAGTTAGTTCATGCGGTTCAAATTTTGACAGGGAGACTCATTCATATAGGTCTTACTCTCGACGAAAACGGATTGATTGCATACAAGCATATATTTGATGGGGTCGAGTACGTAAATCTTCCTTATGAAGATCATCCTTGGGAACATGAGGCGTATCAGTATGAAGAAGAAATCTACGCGTCGGTCGAATCCGGTGGCGAAACACTCGCCGAAGTTCAATCGGCCATCCACCCACATTGATCGTAAGAAAGAGGTTAAGAAACGAGGCTATCCTGAAGATAGTCTCTATCCTAACAATGAACACTCTTGACAACAAGAGTTTTTTGGAGTATAATAGATGTCAATTTCGAAAGAAGAACGTTACGCAATGATTCGTGCAGCTGCACTTAAGATTCAGAAGCGTGGCAAAATCAGTGCGGCAAACAAGCGTCTCGCTGATGAAGTAGAACGTCTTGATCGTCAAGACTATAAGTCGGATGTACGTTGGGGTGATGAGACCAAGTTTGTCAATACTCATTACTCTGAAGTATATGAAGCAAACCAGTACGAGGAGTGGAATTAATGTCCCTACCTGAAAACCTTATTGACTTAGGTCAATACCCTCGCAATGATGTAGAACTCATTACACGTGAGTATATGCGTATTGCGTATCTAGACACTCTAGACACCTTCATTAAGGAGTTCGCAGAACTACCCGAAGAAGATGAGAAACGTCAAAATGTGATCGCAACCCTTGAAGCGTTCGAACACACGATTGCAGTTCTTGACCAGAGTGAAGAGTTTCTCGAAGCCGTTCATGCAGATACTGGTGAAGAAGGCGGAGAGGATGATGAGTTCGAACGATTCTAAGGAGGCAACAATGTCATACGATAACATCGTTGAACAGTTAAAGTCTAACATCCTACAAGTCACGTTTACGAAGGTGAATGGAGAAGAGCGCGTTATGCCTTGCACTCTGTTACCTGAGTTATTACCTACGCGTGAACAGGGTGAGACTGCGGCTGCATTGGCTGTGAACAACTCAGTGGTACGTGCGTTCGCTATCGATAAGCAAGCATGGCGCTCTTTCCGTGTGGAAAACGTCACGCAAGTTGAGGTACTCGATGGATGAACAAACTGAAGAGAAGTTCCTAACCAAAAAATCTTTCTCGGCAATGATCGAGAGTTTCGTATATAGAAACAAACAGTCCTATATGGACGCTATAGTACATCTGTGTGAAGAGAACGGACTAGAGTTGGAAGATATCAAGAAGTACCTATCTCCGACTATAGTTGAGCATCTTGAGGCCGAGGCGAGACAGTTACATTTCTTACCCAAGCAGAACACACTAGACGTATAAATAGAAGAGCCCTAGAGGCAATTCATACTTAAGTTTATATTTTAGTTAATACAAGGTACATATTATGTCTTTTGCAAATCTAAAGTCCAGATCTATGGACATCTCCAAACTTGTCACTGCCGCGACCGAAGCGTCAGGTCAGACAACAAACACCAACAAATACCAAGACGATCGCAAGTGGAAGCCAACTGTTGATGAACAGGGCAACGGCTACGCTGTCATTCGTTTTCTTCCTGCTACCGAAGGTCAAGATCTTCCGTGGGTACGTTACTGGGATCACGCGTTCAAGGGTCCAACCGGACAGTGGTACATCGAACGATCACTTACCACACTTGGTCAGAATGATCCAGTCGGCGAGTTGAACTCCCGTCTGTGGAACTCAGGCATCGAAGAAGACAAAGAGACTGCACGTCGACAGAAGCGTCGTCTACACTACGTCACTAACATCCAAGTGATCAACGATCCCGCGAACCCAGCGAACAACGGTAAGACGTTCATCTATGAGTTCGGCAAGAAGATCTTTGATAAAATTATGGATCAGATGCAACCCGAATTTCCTGGCGAGACTCCGGTAAACCCATTTGATTTCTGGGGTGGCGCAGACTTCGAGTTGAAGATCCGCAACGTCGCGGGTTATCGCAACTATGATAAGTCTGACTTCAAAAGCACATCTCAGTTTTTGAACGGTGACGAAACACAACTCGAAGCGGTGTACAATTCTCTGTATGACCTGAACGAGTTTGTAGTTCCTAACTACCCTAACGCACACGACGCGAACTGGTTCAAGTCTTATGACGAACTAAAGGCGAAGTTGGAGACCGTATTGGGTCTTGCAACAGGTGCGGGTTCTACTGTTAAGAACGAAGCTCTAGCGAGTGCTGAAGAAGCACCGCCTTGGAACACTGCATCTGAACCAACAATCGTAGCCGCTCCTGCCCCTGCCCCTGCAGCGGTCGCGACCGAAGAAGACGACACTCTGTCGTACTTCGCACAAATGGCAGCGGAGGACTGATACATGGATACTAACGCAATTATTTTAGCTCTTGCGGGACTGGTTGTGTTTGGTCTGATCTACCGATCAGCATCAAGCAAGCCAGAGAAGACGACAGGTGGTGGTAGTTCACCTTCACCTTCACCTGTGCCGAACCAAGAAGAGTTAATGGCACTCACACGAGCGCAGTTAGTTGAGATTGCTGAAGGATTAGGTGCGACAGTACCTAAGTCTCATTCGAAGACTAAAATCGTTCAGGGAATTATCAATCTATCAAATCCAAACTAAAAGTAAGGGGACATCAAGTCCCCTTTTTCTTATCTGCGTGTTGGGTTGTATGGATCGTATGTGTCGAAAGGAGAAAGGTTTCCGGTAACGATAGACGTACCACCACCTCCGCCTCCAGAAGAATTGTTTTGAGTACTGTTGTCCATGATGACAACCGGCGCATTATTCTTAGTCTCATTATTCTCACGAATCAATGTAGACATGTTGTTAGAAGATGTTGGAGAAACTCCCATAGAAGAATCTGACCCAACACTACTTGATAAAGATGTTCCTTGAGATATCATTCCTATTTTTTGAATAGATTCCATAGAGATGTCTTTTAGACCCATAGCTTCGCCTTTGGCGCTTTCGAATCGCATTTCTTTACGACCATCGAAATATTTCTCACCGATTACACCACCATTCTCCATGGCATCAAACATCGGTATTGAGAACGCGACTACATCACCAAGCGATATTAAACGTTTCTTTATGTCTTTCATATCAACGTTTTGAAGTGTGTCTAATGCGCCTGCGAGCTTACCAAAAGTTTCTGCGGCTGCACCCACACTTTCCAATTTTGCAGAATCAACATCGATATCATTTAATTTTGAAACGGACTTTGCTGTTCGCGCAAAGATATCGTCTTCGTCGTCTTTACCGAATAAACTTCCTACCCAATCGCCAATACTGCTGATCCAATCGGCACCTAGAAGTAAGGCCATTCCTCCAGCTAATGCTGCAATGCCCGCGCCTACAGCAATAAGATTACCACCGTTTAACTCAGATAGAGGACCCAATCCTTCCGCTATGTTACTCAACATTGGTACTAGTCCGCTACCGTCAATTCCTAATGCTGCCGCACCATCGCCTATTCCTGCGAGTGCAGTAAAGAACCCTGCAAGACCAACACCCATAGCAGGCAAAAGAATTGCCGAACTTGGGCCCAATATCCTAGACAGTGCGAATAGTCCGCCTAATGCAACCAATGATTTTCCTGAGAATGAATTAAGACCAGAGGCGAGAGATCCCATAATGGTCGCAAGACCAGCGCCATCTATATTGAGGAGTGAAGCACCTTTGTCTCCCAGTGCAAGTCCCGTAAAGAATCCAGACAATCCTAAACCGAAGAATGTCATTCCCATGGCACCTTTTATGCTGCCAAACTTTGCTCCCACAGCGGCCGCAACGCCCATCGCAAGAAGACCCTTTGTAGGGGTCATCGCAAACGCCTCACCCAAGGCGATCATGTTTTTCTTGGTCGCCTCCATATCGGTGTTGATAAGTGCCTGTGCTTTATCACCTAGAGAAAGACCTGTGAAGAATCCAGCGATACCAAAACCCAGACCTGCAAGTCCTGCGAATAGTTTCATACCCACACCAAGACCGCTACCAATCGCGCCAGCAAAAGCTCCCGCAATCTTGCCGCCACCGCCGCCAGAACCCGAACCGCCTCCAGAAGAACCTGCACCGCCGCCAGTATTTGTGGCGATTTGTTGTAAAACCCTCACAAGTTCGATGTGTTGGTCTTTTTTATCTTTTTTCTCTTCTGATAGATCGCCAGGCTCGGGCGTGACTGCTTTTATCTTTTCTGCAACCTCAGTTACCTTTAAACGATACTCTTCAGGACTAACATCTCCAGCGGTTAGGTATTCTAATTTTTGATCAAGCTTCTCTGTAAACTCATCTAACAGTTCGTTCTGCTTTTTTATTCTGTCTGCTACAGTGCGAATGCTCATTTATTATCCTTTTTGTTTCGCCCTTTCGTTCTTCTCTTTAATATCATCTACTAACAATGTCAAGTAGATTTCTCTCTCCCAAGGTATCATGTGTTCAACTTCGTCTAATGAGTAATTGAAATTGTTCATTAGTTGAAAGTTGACTTGATAATAGTTGGACAACGTTTCATGAGAGAGGTTTACTAAAAAAAATCGTCGAGTCCTCTCAGTGTTTTGTTATTTTCAGTACCGCAAGACGAACAAGTAAACTCTACGTCTTGACACAATGCTGGGATGTTATTTGCAAACTCTGATATCTTTTCAAACTGACTTGAAGTCATAGACTCAAGGAATGTTTGGATGTCTTCATTGGCTTCGTCTTTAACAGAGAAGTGCTCTTCTTCAGTCATTACAGAATCCATGCATGTAATGATTAACTGTAAAAGCGTTTCGGTGATTGTTGGACTGTCAGATAGATTTTGATTTGACAGAAACTCTCCGTATGTAGGATACTTCATTTTAACAGATACTTCGTCAGTTATCTGAATAATTTTATCAGCAACTTCTCCCTTTACTTCCACCGTATCTAACTCTACCGACACCTCGTTTCTTTCCGTACAGCTATCACACGGCATTGTGATTGTTGAAGTCTCACCGACCGATTTGGCACGTATCTTAGTGAACATGTAATCGATGTCGAATGTAGTCAGAGAACCATCGAGATCGTCCTCAATACAAGATTCTATGGTGCGAACGATTGCGCGAACAATATCTCTACGATTCTGGGCTTCGAATGCAATCAACAGGTTCTTCTGTTCTTTGACTAGAAAAGGTCGGTATGTGACATTCTGTCCAGTAGACGGAATTGTCATCTCGTACATAGGTGCCGAGTTAAGTTTTGGTAATGCCATAATGTATCCTATAATTTAAATTAAACCACCAAGGTTGAGTCCAATGCTTGGTTCTAACCCACCTCGTTCATCTTCAATAACTATCCAGTCTGTATATGAAAACTGGACACTAAATTCTACTATCTGATTTTGTTCATTAGATAACTGAATTGAATTTAGTGAAGTAGGGAAGGCTTCTATTAGTTTTACACTGTATATAGATTTCCCCAACACATCCAAATTCAAATCTAAAGGTCCGATATCTATCCCAAATCGCGCAACAGGTTTCTTTAGTTGACGAATGACGATATCTTCCACATAATCTTTTTTGTATCCCACCACTAAAGACCCCTTGGGTTCTTTGTATAGGATCTTAGATCTCCAAGTGTCGAAATATTTTTTTATCGAGTAGTCATTCGGCATATAGAAAGTCATCGTCACGTCTTCTATGACGAATCCATTGGCGACCTTTTCTTGGTATAACCCTATAGACCTATCTAGGGTTGTGATTTGTTTTCCAGGCAACGACACATCTTTACATAACACATTCAATGTGCGACCGTCAGTTTCCCCCATAGGAGGCAACTCAACCAAAAACTGGTTGTTCATAGCCATACCGCCCTTGGAGATCAACTTGCTTTTTAATTCTTCTATGCCTGCCATTAGTCTGTTATCTTCTGTCTGGAGTCTTTATAGACTGCGCTGATACTTGCCTTCTCGAACTTCGCGGTTGGTAAGAACGTTGCGATCTCCCACTCTGGT